CCAACGCGAGCGCTCGTGCAAAACCGCCTGATATGCCCCGGCCTCGCCTCCCCACAGCGATAAAGAAGCAGCGCGGCACAGACCAGCCCTGCCGAATTCTGAAGGACGAAATGCAGCCTCCCGCCCTGGTCGAGTACCCGCTGCCCCCAGCGTGGCTCACGGCGGACGGGCAAAGCGAATGGCACAACGTGGTATCCGGGCTGCATGGGCTGGGGATGCTATCTAAACTTGACCTTTCCCTGGTTGCATCCTATTGCAATGAAATGGCGTTATACAGGGAGATGGAATTGAAGGTACGCAGCAATGACCGTGCTATCGCCATTAAGGACGGAAACGGAACGCTGCGAAAAGTTGATATAGTTGCCTATCAAAAACTTGCTCACATGGCCTTGGACAAGGCACTGGCCATTGCGCGTGAATTTGGCTTTACCCCAGCTTCCAGGACAAAGATTAGCATGGGGCAGGTAACAACGACAAAGCCGGGCGCGGCAAATATTCAAGACACGGATTATGAATTTGATATATGACGGTGGCCAATAGCAGAAGCAATAAGGCGACATTTGACGAAGTAAGAGCGGGCAGGGCGGTGGCCTTCATTGAGCGCTATTGTAAACACCTGCACGGGGAACTTGCCGGGCAGCCCTTTATCTTAGAAGAATGGCAAAAGAAAGATATTATCTATCCGGCATTCGGTCTTATCAATCCGGATGGGCATAGGCAAAAGCGTTTCATTTACGTTGAACTTCCAAAGGGTAACGGCAAATCTTTTCTCCTATCCGCTATCGCCTTGTACATGGCCATTGCCGACGGGGAACACAACGCGGAGGTCTATTGCGTGGCAGGCGACCGGGAGCAGGCCCGGATTATATTTGATACCTGCCGAGAGATGGTAGCAGCGGATCCGCGGCTGTCTGCGGCGTGCAAGGTATTTAAAAACTCAATAGTACATCAGAAAAGCGCTTCAACGATCAAGGTAATTAGCGCGGAGGCATACTCAAAACACGGCTACCGCCCTTATGCTATTATGTTTGACGAGCTGCACGTACAACCTAACCGCGAATTGTACGACACCTTGACACGGGGGATGATTAAGCGCTGGGATAGTATGTGCTGGATGATCACCACGGCAGGCGTAAAAAATACCTTTGCTGAGCAGATACATGATGAGGCAGAGTTAATTCGGCGTGGAAAAAATAAGAACGATGCTTGGCTTCCGGTTATTTACAATGCCACCCTGGAAGATGACCCGTTTCATGCGGATACCTGGAACAAGGCCAATCCCGGAATGGGCAATATTATAGATCCCGGTAACTTTGCCATGCTGGCCAATGAGGCCAAAAGCAACCCAGGCGCACTAAATGCCTTTAAGCGCTTGCACCTCAATATCTGGACGGGTTCAGTGGAATCGTGGATACCCAGTCATGTTTGGGATAAAAACGCAGGCGAAATACCGGAGGCCGAATTGAAAAATGCGGAATTGTTTATGGGGCTGGACATTGCAAGCACCCAAGACCTTAGTGCCCTGGCTTATCTTTGGCGAACGCAGGTAGGAAAACTATACCTGAAAGTTGACACATTTTGCCCAGAGGAAACCATACACGACCGAGATAGAAAGGAAAACGCAAATTACCTATCCTGGACAAACGACGGATGGATATTGCCGACGCCTGGTAACACGCAAGACCTTGAGAGTATAAAAGGCCGTATTCTGGAAGCTGCTGGCAAATATCATCTTAAAATGCTTTGTTATGATCCCTGGACAGCAGACAACTTTATGGCAGAGATTTATACCAGGCATTCCGTACCAGTAAAAAAGTGTGTACAAAATCTATCTACCTTAACGGAGCCTTCAAAGGAATTTGAAAAGTTTATTGTGTCAAAAGCCTTGACGCACGATGGAAACCCGGTATTGGCTTGGAATCTTGACAATACGCAGATTTATAGGGACACAAACGATAATTATAGACCTCACAAAGGAAAAAGTAAAGGTAAAATTGACGGTATTATGGCAAGTGTTATTGCTATTTACGCTATGTTGGAATACGATAAAGAAAACCCTTCCTATGATATAAGTAGTATAATTTCTTTTATATGATGCCTAAAACGCTGGAAGAATACGCAAAAAAAGTGCGAAAAATATACCCTTTTGAGGGTTATTTTGAGCGTTTCTTTGAAATTATTGCGGAAAATGGCAGCATTTCGGGTGCAAATGCCTATGAAATTTTAGAAAAAGAACATTTTGCGTTATTTGGTGCCAATAGATACGCGGATTATCATGTTTTTCGGGTTATGAGACGCAGATATGTTATAAAAATGCAGCTTAAAGGCAAAAAGGCCAATAAAAAGCTAAGATAATTTCCAATCTGTTTTTGTTTACTTAGTTTACAGATTGATTATTTTATTCCATGCAATTTTGCACCGTGAACAAGTATATTTCACGGTTTGGGGCATGGCTACGGCGTTCCAAGATTTCTAACCTGGGACCCGCTAAAGATTGGACCCTATGGAAGTCCCTTTTTTCTCCCTATGCAGGTAATGAAGTCGCTGTAACAGGACGCACAATCCTGTCAATACCTTCCTATTTTCGCGCGGTTGACCTTATCGCTACCCAGGTAGCATCATTGCCTTTCTCAGTATACACTGTTAACCGCGCCGGGCAAATTGAGGAGGCCAGGACTAATCCGGTATGGCGTCTTCTTAATTTTCGCCCTTCCCCTGAATACGATTGTTTTTCCTTCATGGAGGCCGTAATGCGAACGCTACTTACCGGAAATAAAGGTTATGGCCCCGGAAACTGCCTTATTGAAATTATCCGCGATGATCGCGGCAGGCCTTCTATGTTTGACCTGGTAGATGAGCCTTTCACTATGGTAGAAACAAACGATGTGATTTTTTATTTGATAGGCGACCGCGTAATTCAATCTTCCGACATCCTGCATATTAAAGCCTGGACACGCAACGCGGAGACCGGAGAGAATCCGCTGCAACTTCTTAATAGCACATTCAAAAGAGGCATTAGCGAAATACAAACCTATTCCGACTTTTATAAAAACGGCGCAAATATTTCCGGCATACTCGAAACCGATACGCCACTTAATCCGACGCAGCGCAAAGAACTGGAGGAGGCCTGGAACAAAAGCTACGGCGGTGTAAGCAACCAAGGCAAAACAGCGCTATTATCCCACGGTGTAAAATACAAATCCATCGGCGCACGCTTGGACGGCCACGACCTGGCAGCAAGGAAAATGACCGTTGAGGATGTAGCTAATATTCTTGGCGTTCCTCTTCCTTTGCTTGCTTCCTCTGATGGTACACCGATGAACAACCTGGAGGTACTTAACAGACTATTCGTTCAGTACACCCTGCGGGCATGGTGCAAGCGCTTTGAAAGCGAGTTTAATTCTAAATTATTTACAGAGCGCGAAGCCGGGCGGGTGTTTGTCCGCTTCAATCTTGACGGGATGCTGCGAGGCGATACGCAAAGCCGTGCGGAGTACTATACGGCGCTCTACAATATCCGGGCGATCAGTCCGAACGAAGTACGCGCCCTGGAGAATATGAACCCATACGAAGGCGGCGACGCCTATGGGATGCCCCTGGCTTCCAATAGTAGCGAGCCTGCACAACCACAAAATAACGACAATGCCGTATAAAGACTATCCAGAGGCAGCGACAAACAACGCTAAACGGGCTATAAAGCACCGGGAGGACAATGGCAGCAACTGCGGCACGCCTGTTGGATGGGAGACGGCGCGGATCCTGGCAAACCGGGAAACTATAAGCCATGACCGTACCGTAAGGGCGTATTCGTTTCTTAGCCGGGCAAAGACTTACGATCAGGGAAAGTATTTTGATGAAAATGACAACGAAATATGTGGCAGTGTGATGTACGACGCATGGGGCGGGGATGCTATGCTGCAATGGGCAAAACAAAAATATGAAGAAATGGAAAACAAAAATATGCCTGCAGAAACAGAGCGCAGGACCTATAAGATTGAAGTAAGGGCACAACCCGAAAGCCGAATTATTGAAGGTTATGCTGCCGTATTCGATACCCCTACGGATATGGGTATGTTTTTGGAGGAAATAGCATACGGCGCTTTTGAGGGTTCCGACGATTCCGACGTTGTAGCCCTATTTAATCACGATCCTAATTTTCCATTAGCACGAACTGCTAACGGAACATTAGAATTGTATTCAGATGCAAAAGGACTTTTCTATCGTTTCGAGGCACCGGATACGACGTTTGGAAACGACCTTCTTAAGATGGTGCGCAGCGGTCTAATCTCCCAAAGTTCTTTTGCCTTTACCATTAGGAAAGATAGCTGGATGAACGAGGCCGGGATGAAACCAAAACGGCGTATTGAGCAGGTTGATATGCTTTTCGACGTCTCCCCGGTCACTTACCCGGCATACAAGGAAACAAGCGTCACAGCCAGGGCGCTCCAGGATATACGCACCGCCTCGCAGGGCGCGTGCGATAAGGACTTCCCGCAGCTGATTGCGGATATTATCGAATTATCTAAAAATCGTAAACAATGAAGCGCAGCGACCAATTGAAGCAGCAGCGCGGGGAAAAGATGGACGAACTCACGGCCATTTCCGCCACGGCTGCAAATGCGATGCTAAGCGATGAGCAACGCAGCAAGGCAATCAGCCTTAGGGCTGAAATTCAAAACCTTGATACCGACATCGAACTTGCTGAACAGGCAGAGGCCGAGCAGGCCCGGCAGGCCATGAACCAGGCCCGCAGCAAGCCCGCTCAGAAAAGCCCGGAACAAAAAGCCATCGGGCGCTACTCCCTCATGCGTGCTATTTCCCTTGCGGCTGCCGGAAAGCAACTCGACGGCATCGAGGCTGAAATGAGTCAGGAGGCAGAGCGCGAATTCCGCGCCTCCGGAATCACCCCGACAGGCAATCTTTTCATTCCTTCGATGCTGACGCGCAAGGGCATGGAGCGCCGCGATATGACGGCAGGGACGACAACGGCGGGTGGTTTTACCATTCCGACGGAATTGGGTGAACTTATCCCTTTTCTGGACCCGCGCCTTGCTGTCCTGGAGGCAGGCGCCACGTTGCTGACCGGGCTGACGGGCAACATTGATTTCCCGCGCAATGACGCAGCAGCAACGGCGGTATGGGAGGGCGAAAATGACCCGAACGCGGAGACTTCCCCGACGTTTGACCGGATTCAGATGAGCCCGAACCGCCTGGGGGCGTTCACGGACATCTCGAAGCAACTCATGGTGCAAAGCTCCATTGACGTTGAAAACTTTGTGCGTGGAAGGCTTAACGAAGCAATTAACCGTGCGCTGGATAGCGCTCTGATTAACGGTGACGGTTCAACGCAGCTTATCACGGGTATCCTGAACACATCCGGCATCGGCTCCGTGGCCTGTGGCACCGATGGCGGCCCGTTGACTTGGGGTAAAATCGTTGACCTGGAGACCGAGGTTGCAGTGGATAACGCCGACTTTGGCAGCCTGGCATACCTTACTACCCCTGGCGTTCGCGGCTACCTGAAAAAAACCGAAAAGGCATCCGGTACCGCGCAATTTGTCTGGATGGACGGAGCAGCCCCGGCAAGCGGCCCTCGCGTGGATGCGCTCAACGGCTACCGCGCATTTGTTTCGACGCAGGTGCCAAGCAACCTGACTAAGGGCAGCGGCACCGGACTTCACGCGGTGCTGTTCGGAAACTTCAACGAACTGATTGTAGGACAATGGGCGGGCCTTGATGTTGTGGTTGACCCCTACACTTCCAGCAAAAACGCCCTGGTTACGATTGTCGTAAACTCCTGGTGGGATGCAGCTTTGCGCCACGCCGCATCGTTTGCCGCAATCAAGGACGCTGACCTGACCGACGCAATTTAAAAACACGGGGAAGGGATGGCCCTTCCCCACAATCATAAAAAAAATGAAAACTAAAGGATGGGTTTTGATTTTGGCCGTGTTCATTGGCCTTATTGCCTTTGCGGGCACTGGTGCGGATGGTGTTCAAAACACCGCTACGCCCTACTATGCGTATTCGGTAACGGATACGATCACGGATGCCGAAAATGATACACTGACTATTCCAACGCGTCTTGTTTCCAAGTGGACGGGGCTTTATCACATTACAGTAACTTCCCTTTCCGGCACTGTATCAGTTCTAAACACGGTACAAGAAAGCGCCTCTTATGGCTCAACTGACTGGGTGCAGGTGGATAGCGTAAGCAATACGGCTGCGGGTACTAAGAGGATGGATCAGGACATTATCTATGGGCCACGTCAACGGATTATCCTGGACGGCAGCGGAACTCAAAGCACGCGTTATACTGTTCACTTTTTTGCGAAAAAAGATTAGCCGAATGCTTAAAGTACGCTTTGTAAAAAGCCCTACCGGACGCTTTGGCCTGGCTTATTCGGCGGGTGATGTTGGCTTTGTGCCTGCATCACTTGCCGAAATGGCTATATCTGAGGGTTACGCCATATTGATTGAAGAAAAGGCGATTGAAACAGCGGATGCTCCGCCAAAGTACAAAAAGGTGGAAAAAGCCGTAAGGCGCAAAAAGTAAAATATGGCAGGCTGGAAGGTAACAACGGCGGCAGCAGAGGCGGTATTTAATATTAGCGATGCAAAGGCATGGCTAAAGATGGACACATCTGAAGACGATGCACTTATTTCCGGGCTGGTATCAGCCGCTACACAAATGGCGCAAAATTATCTTTCCCAGGCCTTCGTAACTCAAACCATTACGGAAACCTTCGACGCATGGGGCGATCTTCAAACGCCCTCTCAATTGCGCCTCAACATTCACCCAGTTATAAGCGTAACGTCTATTTTGTATGTGGATAGCGACGGCGCAACGCAGACTCTTGCAGCTAATCAATACGCTGCTGACCTATACACAAAACGCTGCGTTATTGAGCCTGCGTATAACGTTACCTGGCCTACCTTGCGCGAGCAGCGCAACGCGGTAACTGTAGTATACCAGGCTGGGTACGGAGCGGCGTCGGCGGTGCCGGAAGACATAAAAACAGCCCTAAAGTTGATTGTAGCCGATATGTACGAAAATAGAACAGATGGGATCAGAAGACTACCAACCGCATCTAAGTACATCCTTGATCGCGTAAATTATGCCTACCTGCTATGAACAAAGACGAAAAGGTAGGCGCAATGCGAGAAAGAATTACAATACAAGTAGTAAGCGAAACGCAAAGCAGCACCGGGTATCCGGCTCAGTCCTGGGGCACTTATGCAACGCGCTGGGCATCGGTAAAAAACACCGGGGGCGGCGAGGACGAGGAAAGCGGGCAAAAGACGGCGACGCGGGGCACGGTTTTTACAATACGCTACGATATAAACGTAACGGAAAAGCACCGTATTTTATACAGGAGCAATCTATACGATATAAAGGCGGTTTTGCATTATGCTGATAGGCGATACACGGAAATTGAAACAGAATTAAAGAAATGATAGGAGCGGCAATATACGGGATATTAAGCACGGCAAACGGAGTAACTTCTATTTGCTCAACGCGCATATATCCGGATGTTGCCCCGCAAAATGCTGCCTATCCCTTCGCTATCTACACGATTGAAGGCAACGACCCGAGCGACACAAAGGACGGAGCAAGTAAGCTTGACGTGGTTACCTTTACGGTAATGAGCTTGGCTGATAATTATGACACGGCAAATAGCCTTGCGTCGCAGGTACGTTCTGCATTGGATGCAAAGGCGGCAGGTACTTATTCCGGGATAGCACTTCAATCCATTCGTTTTTCCGATCAGAGGAGCGGGACCGTGGACGTGGATAAGCAGATATTTATTGTTGAGCAGGAGTACAATGCAAGGGTAAGCCGATGAGCCTAAGAATAGCAGCTCAAGACATGGATTCTTTAAGAAGAAATATTAGGTCTTACCTGGAAGAGGCTTCACTTCCAAAAGAAAAGCAAAAAATATTGCTTGCAGGCGGGAAAGTTGTTAGAAATACAATCAGAAAAGGAAGTTATTTTAAAGATTCAAAAAAACCGCACTTCTATAACAGCAAACAAGGCAAAATAACAATTTTGCCAGGAAATTTGCGCAACTCAATCTATGTTTTTAAAACTCAAAATGGAAACGTTGAGGTAGGGCCAAGGGTACTTAGAAAAATAGCAGGTGTTTACGATAAAATTGGCGATAAGCCTAAATCAAGTAGTGGATTTTATGCGGCAATGCTTTTTCGGAGTGCTTCAAATTTTCGCAGACAAGTAGTAGAGGCTGCAATGCAGGCAAGCATATCAAAAATTGATATTAATATGCAGAAAGTCCTTGAACGCCTGCATAGAAGATGGCAAAAAAAATACGGGCTATGATTATAGAATTTCAAAAAGACCACCTAAAGTATAAAAAAGGAGACAGGGTTGATATGTTAAGAAGTTTTGCCCGTGAACTTATTGAAAGCGGAATAGCAATTCACCGGGATGATATTACGAGCCTGGATACAATAGTAAAAGAAGAAGTAAAAGAAACCGAAACTCAGCACATTGTAGTAAATAACTACTACTACGAAAATAACCCTATTACGGAAAAACCAGGCCTATTAAAAAGGATTCTTCAAAAATTTAAAATAGCATAACATGGCAACACAAGGCATAGTTAACGGCACCAACCTCCGATTTTATATGGAAACTAATAAAATTGGAGAAGCTACAAGCTGCACGCTGAACCTTACCAGGGAGACACGAGACACTCTGACCAAAGACACAACTGGAAGCTGGTCCTCGTTTGCGCCTGGTAGAAAATCCGGCACCTGCGATATTGAGGGCCTCATCAGTTTTTCTACATCAAACACGCGAGTAGATGCAATTTATACCGCGTTTGAAAATGGCACCTCAACTACTATGAGATTCACGACAGATGTAGCAGGCGATATTTACTATGAGTGCGAAGTGATTTTTACCTCACTTACTTTAACCGGTGCCGTAGAGGAAAACGCCACATACAGCGCAACTGCTACAATTATTGGGGCTGTTACTCAAGGCACTGAAAGCTAATAGATGAGACCAGCAACAATAATAGAGAGCAACGGCAAAACATACCCTTTCTCCTTCGGCATGGCCGCCCTTGCGCGGTTCTGCGAATCGGAAGGTCTTACATTGGATGGCCTCAACCAATTAGGCGAAAACATGAGTCCCATGCGTGCCCTCGCCTTGGTACACGCCGGGCTGGTTGACGGAGCACGCCGGGAGGGCAAAGTCTACGAAGGTACACTGGAAGATGTAGGCGACATTCTTGACGATGATCCGGATTTCCTGGAAAAGTGTATGGACGTGGTGAACAACTCCATGCCGCAGGGAAAGCCGGGAAACGCGAAAGCGGCAAACCGAAAGGGGAGCCGCTGACACTTGAAAGGCTGGAAGCGGTAGCCTGCGGGCGCTTTGACATAGGGTATTCTGAATTTTGGGCAATGAGCCTGCGTTCAGTTATAGGCATTATTGAAGAGCGTGAATTAGCGGCAAGGGAGCCCTGGGAGCGTGCGCGGTGGTTGGCAGCGGCATTGCTGCAACCGCACGCAAAGAAGGGCACAACGCTAAAGCCAACGGATTTATTAAAATTATCCTGGGATAATGAAAATAAATCCAAAGGCCAGGAAATGAACGAACAAGAACGGCAGGCAATGTTTGCCAGGTGGGATAAGCAAGTAGCTGAGGAGTACGAACTGAAAAAAAGAGGAGAGATTCCAAAAAACAAAAAAGTAATTTGGTAAAATGGCAAATCGGTTAAATGTTGAAATGAACCTTGATTTAACGCCTTTTGAAAAGTCGTTAAACAGGTTACAGGCAAGACTTACCGATCTGTCTAAACGGATGCAACAGACGGGGCAAACCCTGTCCCAAAACCTTACACTACCTATCCTCGGCGTCGGCGCTGCGGCAGTCAAGGCATTCGGCGACATGGAGCGCCTGGAAAATGGTCTTACCGCGATCATGGGAAGCAGTGAGGCTGCTGCTGGAGAACTGGAAAGGCTACGAAAAGTAGCTGAAAACCCAGGCCTTGCACTACCGGAAGTAGTCAAGGCCTCCGCGTCGCTACAATCGGTCGGATTCAGCGCGGATAATGCCAGGACGGTAATTGAGCAATTTGGCAACGCCGTGGCGCGGGCATCAGGAACCCCGGCCACATTTGACGGCGTTATCCTTGCGCTGTCTCAGATTAGCGCGGTGGGCCAGGTTACGCAGGAAGACCTAAACCAGATCAAAGAACGCCTCCCGGAATTCGCGCGGGTTATGCAGCAAGAATTTGGCGTTACGACGGCAGAGGCTATCCGGGGGCTTGGAATTAGCTCAGAAGAATTTATACAACGCAGCGTTGGCGCTTTATCAAAACTTGAAAGGGCAAAGGGCGGCATATCAAATGCCTTTGACAACTTCAAAGACAGCGTAAATAATTCTTTGGCCGTTCTTGGTGAAAGTATTGCCACTAACCTAAATTTAGAAAAGGTACTTACCAATTTAGCCGACGGCTTATCCCGTCTTGTCGCCTTATTTAAAAATCTTTCCCCGGCAATGCAAAAAACCGTGGTAATCTTTGCCGCTATCCTTGCCGGCATAGGACCCGTTCTTTTTATTGTAGGCAAATTGGCAGGGGCATGGGGCGTGATGCTTACAGGTTTTCGTTCTTTAATTGGACTTGGCCCTAAAATTGCAAAGGCATGGGTATTAATTACAGGTCCTGTTGGCATTACTGTGGGTGCTATTGTTGGCTTAATTGCAATATTGATAATTCTATATAAAAGGTTTGAAGGTGTAAGGCAGGTTATAAATGGCTTAGGTACTGCATTTTTAGAACTTGCAAAACTTGCAAAAAATTCATTTGCCGCATTATTTCAGGGTTTTTCGCAACTAAAAGAAGGTGATTTTAAAGGCGCTGCTATCAGTTTTAGCAATGCTTTAAAAGTGATTAACCCGGTAGAATTAGGAAAGGCTGCCGCTAAAGGCTTTGTTGAGGGCTTCGAGGATACAACTGACTATCTTACGCCTGCACTTGATAACATAAAAAAACAAGTCAAGGCAGCCCAGGCCGCATTCACGGCTACACCGATGGCCGCTGCTGCACCTGCAAGGCCAAGCGGCGGGGGCGCTGGTGGCCAAGTAAGAACGGCGGCAATTGCACCGCTGGAGCAACTCCCAACGCTCAACCTGGTACCTAATCAGATAGAAAGCCTAAGCGCGGCCAATGAGCGATTAGCGGAAACAAACCGCGATGTTGCAGAAAGTTTTAAGGAAATTCCTATTCAGGCAAGATATACAACTGATAGTTTTACCGCCCTGCAAAGTTCCCTTATACTTGGTATTGAGCAATTTGCTAATCTTGCTCAATCCGGCATTTCAAGTATGAAGGAATTGGCATCGGCAATACGGCAAAGTGTTGCCACGGTAGTGGGCAACATGGTACGAATATTTGTTGCGAAGGCCCTTGCAAGCCTTCCCCCTACCCCGTTTTTGCTTGCCGTGGCCCCGGCAGTTGCAACCCTGGCAGGCAACCTTGCTAAAGGTCTAATCGGTAAAATTGGTATGACAGCCTTTGCCGATGGTGGTTTAGTGTATGGGCCTACTGCGGCCTTGGTTGGCGATAACCCAGGCGCGCGCACCGACCCGGAAGTAATCGCCCCGCTGTCTAAACTGAAAGACTACCTAAACCCGGCAGGCGCGGGATTTTTTGCAGAGGCAAGGATTTCCGGTAATGACTTGGCGCTCCTGGTTACTCGTGCGAACTTACGAAATGAAAGAGTACGCTAATGGCAACACGACTTTCAGGGCAATTTTTTTCCGAAAAAAACAGCACTAATTCTGTCATTATTCAGGATACGAATTATACTGGGGATATTTATGATTTTAAGGCTACTTCCATAACAATAAATTGGCGTGGTGATGATGCAAAGGAACGGTTTGTTGGCCTTATAGGAAGTGAATTACAAATTAGCATAATTATAGACAATCAAGACCTTCAGGCATTTATTGACGATCTTGTAACCGCTGAAGAAAATACCTTACTTATAAATTATCAATATAGTGATATTGATGGTCTTGTTCAAAATTGGACGGGCTATATAGTTACCGATCTTGTAAATTTTGAGGATATACCGTTAGAGATTGGATATATTGCTACAATTACAGCCGTTGATGGAATTGGGCTACTAAAAAGCATAGATTATGCAATTGCCGGGACTACTCCCTACGACGGTTTTGATACTTTCATCACAGTTATTTTAAGGTGTATAGGTAAGCTATCAGGCATTGTTAATTTTATGCAGACTATTGATACCAATATTTTCAAAGTGGTATGTAACTGGCATGAAACAAGCTATACATATTCAAGTAATATCAACCCATTGAAAAGATCAAGGATAAACGGCGCTGCATTTTACTGGGTTGACAATAAAGGCAATAACAAATTTTATAGCTGCTATGAGGTATTGCAAATCATTGCCGAGGCCTGGGGGGCGCGGATTCTTTTTTCCGGAAAACACTTCTGGTTTATACAGGTAAATGAATATTCGGCGGCCAATAACAAAACTGTTTTTTCATATCAAATTAATGGCACTGAAACAATTTCATCAGGGCAAAATCTTAGAATAATTCATAACCAAAGCAATTTAAGTCAATCTGAACTACTACGTTTTTACGGTGGCCTATGGTCTTATTACGCACCCCTAAAAGAGGTTACTGTTGATTATCAACACCTGCAAAGTGTAAATTTAATTTCAGGATTTACTGTTAATCAAAACTCTACTGCATTTACTTCGGATGTTTTTTTATCCGATGCTGATGGAACAACCAGATTAACATATACGGGAAATATCAATTTATCAAGTGAATGGATAAGTATTGATCCTTTTGAAAATTATTTTTTTGTATTCCGTATTTTGCTGCAAGTTGGTAATTATCGTTTTACAGGAGGATGGACTGAAGGCGAAGCACGATGGGAGGCTGACAATTCAAAATATTATTACATCACTACTCCTATTATAACTGATGCAGGCGGACCAGATTCAATATTGACTGTTTTACGCCCAAATTTTATTACTCCTTTCGTTCCTGCAGGTATTTCCGGCCAAATAACATTTAATATTACCGCATACAAGGCCATTACAATGAGCGGTGTTGAAAAAGCCATTTCTACGCCTGTTCAATTACCTGGAGATATTGAATATACCTTTACGGCCTATTCAAATTATTTAGAAATTTTACAACTTGGTAATTTTGATGAACAAAGCGATGTCTTAAGATATGGGAGTGAAAGCGGTAAGGGAAGCAGTAAAAAAATAAATATTGTAAGTAAAATAGGCGACGGCCCTACATCAATAGCACCTGGCCATATTGAGGTGCTTAATAATTCTTCTGCATGGGTATTATCTGGCGAAAATTCTAACGGATGGAGGGTTGGAAATACCGGAACTGCCAAAAAATTCTCTCAGCTACTTGCTAATGAAATTATTAGGGGCCAGCTTAATCCAGTACAGCGTTATTTGCGCGGATCATTTCAAAACATTGCACCTGCTGAAAAATGCCTTCTTCCTCACCTTGCTATTTTTTATGATGGGGCATATTTGGTAACAACCTCATGCGAATACAACGCGCAAACTGAAATAACAACTGGAGACTGGTTTCGCTTGGGACTTGAAACAACGGGATGGACTGAAAAAACTGTTCAATTAATAGAGGAAAATAATATTGGAGACCGAGGTCAAACTTCTCGCGGCACGCAGAATTCTGGCGGTGTAGGGCCTTACGTTGGATCCAGTCCTACAAATGAACCACAGGTACAAAGTGTTAGGATTTTCGGCCAAGAGTTTATTGATAGCAATACCAATACACTTACAATTACAGAAAATGACGGTACACTTCCAGTAAATGAAGCACAAATAACCGTGTATCAAAATGGGCAAAAATTAATTGCATCCCAATGGAGCGTAAGCGGAAGTGACATAATAATTGATAGTACAACGCATTACAACGGCGCAAACTATGAAATACTTTTTACGATTATTCTGTAAGTGTTTTTTTGGCATACTGTTGATTGCTCTCGCGGCAGGGGCTGCCTACGGGCAGTACCCTGCCACTGGCAATAAGCAGCGCCTTGGCTTTCAGACCACCGGCGACGGCCTTGTGTACCGGGGTACGCTTGCGGACACCACGACAATTAAGCCATCAAGCGTGAACAACGCCTATTTCCTACTGGACACCGTGAATGCAAAACTATATCGGTATATAAAGACGCGGCAGGGCTGGCAGGAAATCACCGGGGGCGGGGGCTTGACTATGCCTTTCGATAGCGTAACGTTCAACGACAACCAAGCGGACGCGGATAACGCCGAACTAAAGTATAACGCCGATATTGGTTCTCTTATATACGGGGGTAACGACGGAACGCAACTTCCAATTCTCCCTGGGCACTGGTACGTGCGCAACGACACGAGCGTAACACTTACGAAGGGCACGGTGGTGCGCGCAAGTGGCACACTTGGAAATTCTGGCCGTATCAAGGTTAAGCACATGATAGGAAACGGCACTATTCCGGCAATGTATATTCTTGGCATTGTTGCAAAAGACATTGCACCCGGAGCGGATGGGTATGTAATGTTCTATGGAAAATTGAGAGGCGTAAATACACAAGCGTATCAAGACGCTCAAGTATTGTACGCAAGCGCAACGACGCCCGGGGCGCTTACCGCAACGGAGCCGGGCAATGGATTCCTGAAGCTACCCATTGCGTTCGTGGTACACGCGGCGAGCAACGGCGTTCTGGCGGTGCGCGTAACACCGGGAAGCTACCTGCGCGACCAACACGACGTGGATACATCGGGCCGGGTGAACAACAGCGTGCTAAGGTACAGCACCTCCCTGGGCTACTGGAAGGCCAGCACCACGGCGGGCATCGTTGCGGGGGACACCGCGGCGATGCTTGCTCCGTATATAAAGTTTTCAGATACCCTCACAACAATCGGTACTAAAGCTAATTTAGCACTTAAGCTAAACGCAGCGGATACGGTCAAGTATGTTAAGTACGTAGACACGCTAACAACGATAGGCACTAAAGCGAATCTAAACCTAAAGTTAAACGCTACCGACACAGCTTCGCTTTCAAACCGGATTAATCTAAAACTATCTATTGCCGACACCGCCGCCATGCTCAGCACCTACCTCCGCCCTTCCGAAATCCTCGCGGGCACGGGCATAACGCTGGCCAAAGACAGCACCGTGACGATAAGCGCACCGACTACGCTCAGCAGTTCGACGGCAATCATAGACATTGCGGAGGTGGTCGTGGATGCATTGGGCACGTCGCGGCTTCCGTGGGACGGGACGGCGGTCGTGGGGGTAATTAAGACCGGGCTGTATCTGACCTCGGGCGTGAATGAGGCGTTTGTGCAGCACGAACTAATACCAAACGGCGACAAGGGCGACATAACGACCAGCGCGGGCGGGGCGGTGATGACGATAGACGCCGGGGCGGTGACAAACAGCAAGGCAAACTTTACGACGCTTACAGCACCAGCCGACACAGCGGCGCAACTGCTCGGCGTGACGACCGACGGCAGGCCGAACACGATTGGCCTCGCGGGCGGCTTGACGCTTACGGGGGGCTTTTTAACCGTCACGGGGCTGGCAGGTGGCACAGTG